CAGGGCCAGAGCGTGCTGTACTGGGATCAGTTCTGCGACCTCAAAGGCCCGATCATGAACGGGCAGCGAGGCATCAGCCAGAACTTCCCGATCATCGAATCCCTCCAGCCCAACCCGGTGGTGCTGGACGAACTCATCGACGTGGCGCCGCAGCAGATGCGCGGCTCCGAGGTTGTCGTCACCCTGTCCGAGTACGGCAACTGCATCGAGGTCACCAAGTTCCTGGTCGCCACGGCGTACGCGGACGTGTACAAACAGGCCGCGTACATCAACGGCTACAACCTGGCCGAGAGCTACGACTACATCGCGCGTGCGGTGTTCGGGCAGGGCTCCAGGGTGTGGTTCCAGAACAAGCACACTGCGCGCAACCAGTTCGCGGGCACCACGGTAACCGCCGACCTGATGAGCATCCGGTTCATCGAACTGCTGTCGCTGGTCGCCGCGCGCTCGGCCAAGATGCCGCTGTACGAGGACGGCGCGGTCGCCACGGCGCTGCACCCGTTCGTGTTCTACGACCTGATGCAGGACACCACCAACGGTGGGCTGCGCACCATGGCCCAGTACAGCCACCCCGAGTTGCTGTTCAATGGCGAGCTTGCCTACTGGGGCGGGCTGCGCATGATCGTGACCGCCAACGCCAAGGGCTTCTGGGGCGCGGGCGCGGCGCAGGCCACGCCAGTGGCTACCACGCTGGCGTCCGCCGCCAACCCTGGCGACACGCAGATCACCGTCGCCTCGGGCACGGGCATCACCACGGGCATGTGGCTGGCGATCCAGGACGCGTCGGAGCCAGGCAATACCTGGAGCGACAGCAATGAACTGTTCATGGTCACGGGCGTGGCTGGCGCTGTCATCACCGGATTCGCGCTGGACCCTGGGCCTGGCGATGCAGCAGGCCTGCGCTTCGCGCACGCTTCAGGCGCCGCCGTCACCAACGCCAACAGCGTCTACCCCGTTCCAGTTTTCGGTCCCAACAGCGTCACCAAGGCTGCCAGCGATTGGACCGGACCATACGGCGAGACTGTCGTTACGGGTCCTTTCGACCGCCTGGGACGCTTTCTGACGTTCGGCTGGTACGGCATTGAGGGCTACTCCCGCACGCGCAACGCCTGGTTGTTCCGAGGGGAGGTAGGCGCCAGCCAGTCATGAAAGACGGCGACTACTACGACCGGTGCCCGCACGATGGTTGCCTCGAAGTCGACGCCAGCCACCGCAGCGAGGGTCTTCAGAGCGGTCCGCGCGAGAGCGTCCATGACTGGTCGATCTTCAGCGCCGACCGACGGCAGGGCGGATGCGGGGCCACCTGGACCCGCACCACGACCACGGGCGCGGCCAAAGACCGCGCCCGAGGCGTCGAGCCCGCCAACCTGACCGCCAGCGCGGGCAAGGAGCGCTATGTATCGGTTCCTTCGGACCGCTATCGAGATAACTACGAGCGGGCATTTGGACACGCATAACGCCCACGTCGGGCACATCGGGCTGCAGACGGTGGACACCAACGTCGACCACACGCGCTGGCCGTGCGTGTCCCACCCCCCCACTGTGCGCTGCGAGGATGCGGTCAGGACGGCCTCCCGCAAGGGCTTCCGGACGCTCACGCCCGCGCCCAACCAGGTGCCCCATCGCGAGTGGGTGGGCCGATGATCCAGTTCCCCCAGGCGATAGCCGACGCCTACGTCATGCCCTCGCGCAACGTGGCGTTGCCCTCGATGCCAGGCCGCCAGGTAAAGTTCCTGCAGGGCCACGCGGTCATCAAGGACGGGCGCGACCTGGTGGCGATGATGCGCCGCCCCGAGGTCAAGATCATCATGACCCCGTACGCGCGCTCGTGGATGGAGACCTTCTTCAAGGAAGCAGGCGACAACATCCGCGCCGAGGTGCAGTGGCCCGAGACCGAGCCTCAGTGGGACCCGAGCTACCGTGGCACAGACAGCCCTGAATCTGGTTCGTGAGCTAGGCGAGCGTATAGGCGACATCATCGTCAGCACGCCCCAGTCAGGGGGCAACCTGACGCTGGTCGACGTGCATCTCGGGCAATACTTCCCCCAGCCGCTGAACCAGTTCAACGGCTGGGTGTACTGCACCCAGGCCAGCCCCGACCTGGCCAATCGAGGTCAGGAGCGGCGCGGCCAGAACTGGCAGCCGACCAACTCGCTGCTGCAGCTTTATCCGCCGGGCTTCCCCGCCTCGATCTCGGCGGGCGAGTACGAGATCCACATGCGCTTCCAGCGCAGGCGCAAGATCGCCGCGCTGAACAGCGCCATCAGCCAGCTTGGGCTGACGTGGTTCAGGCAGATCGTGGACGAGACGATCACCACCCAGCAGAGTACCTGGATCTATTACCCGGACCCGATGCAGAACTGGGCCAACATCTATCGCATCGAGATCCAGATCAACCTGGCCGAGACCCAGGTGGGCTACCCGTTTGCCGACGCGGAGTACCTGAACTGGCGCCCGCGCCGCTGGGTCGACGAACTGGGCAAGGAGACGTGGGCCATCGAATTCGGCATCCTGCCGCCCATCAACCGCCAGCTACGCATCTTTGGCGAGGGCTTCTACCCGACGCTGGTGAATGACACCGACATCCTGGCCATCGCGGGCAAGTGGGAGGGCGGTGCGCTGGAGTGGATCTACGACTGGGCCGAGTTCAGGTTGAACGACTCGCTGGCCAACCGCCAGCCGACGGGCGAGGCCGAGCGCATCCGCCAGCAGGCGATGGACCGCCTGGAGCGCCAGAAGAACGACATCCTGACCAGCGCGCCGTCGCACCTGCCGGGACGGATCGTGACGCCTGGCCACGGCGATGCGATGGCCTTCCCGAGCCCCGAGGACTGGCGCTACCTGGGCGCTTTCAGATCGAGCAGCTTCATCAGGGGCGGGTAAGTGGTCGTCGTCCCCTGGCCGAATCCCATACCGGGTCAGCCAGATCAGGTCCGCATCGACGGCATGCCGCTGCAGCTTGTACCTGGCAAGTACAGCGTCGAGGAGGCCGACCGCTTCGGGGAGAAGGTCAGCCAGGGCACGCTCCGGTACGCCGATTTCAACCCGTACGAGTCGGCCCACGCGGTCGCCGCCCTGACAGGCGGCGCGGGGCTCCGACGCTACTCTGACGCGGGCGACGACCCGACCCAGGTTGCCACGCTGTACAAGGAATCGTCCAACGTCAACTGCTGCTTCACGCCCGTCGTGCTCAGCCCCGAGATCTTCCTGGAGGCACTGCCCAGCGCCACGGGGCCTGCGGTATTCATCGGGGACGACCTGCGCCTGAGCAGCCCTGGGGTGATGGTCCAGCGCCAGGTGGCGGTCGGCCCGACCAGCACGGGCACAGGCGTGTGGACCAGGACCAGCAACGGCCCCTGGTCGCTGCAGGTCAACATCGCCAAGGCTACCGCGCGCACCGCTGCGGTGGGCATCTTCGGCACCCACCTGCTGATCGGCTTCGGCTCGACGGCGACGGCAGTGTGCGTCGATCCCGCAGGGCTGGTCACCGACGCGGAGCAGTCAGCCAGCGAGCCAGGCGGGGCGGTGCCCATCTACGTGTGGGCCTATACCTCGGACCACGCCGCCAACTACATCGCGGGTGGGCCGACGATCAACAGCTACACCAACGTGATGTCCAGCCTGACGGTCGACGTGGGCTACGCCCAGCCCGTGTCGACGGGCGACTCGCTGATCACCTCCCTGGCGCCTGGCGGCGGGCTGGTGCTGGTGTACGTGGGCAAGATCGACGAACTGGGCGAGATCTCCAACGACGCGGTGTACCACTCGCTGATCCCGTTCGACGCGCACATGGTCACCAACTGTGCTCCACTGCGCTGGCTGCTGGGCTCGGGCGCCCAGCCCGCGCGGGGCACGATGAACCTCGTATTCCCGAGAGAACGATCTCTCTGGGAGTACGCCCCGGCAGACCAGTTCTCGGGCCAGGCCAACGTCATCGCGCCGTGGTCCAACCAGTACCGCCGCCCGCCCAACGCACGCGGCATCATCACCGCCATCCAGGGCACCTCGCGCTGGCTGTACTACGCCGTGCAGAACAACGCGGGGCACACCTGGATCTACCGTAACGACCAGTCCACGGGTGCGCCGCACACCTACCTGGACCTGGGCACAGGTGGGGTAGGCGACATCTCGGTCACCCACCTGTTCTCGGGCAACCCGCTGCTGTGCTTCAGCTACGGCACCAACATCGCCCAGGTCATCCTGCCGCTCGACGGCGACATGGAACTGGACGATCCCAACTGCCGCTACCAGCAGACCGGCTACGTGGATATCCCCGACATCGACCTGGGCTTCCCCGACGAGGACAAAATCGGCTTCACGGTGCGCGTGATTGCCGACAACCTGGTCGGGCTGAACCGCTACATCGACGTGCAGTACGGCGTCGACGGCGGGTCGCTGTCCGACATGGGCAACGTCATCACCAGCCCGTCGGGCGAGGTGCAGTTCCCGCTGCACACCAAGGCCAAGCGCATCAGCCTGCGCTTCAACCTGCTCAGCGACGACGACACCCAGACGCCTGAGCTATGGGGCTTCAGCGTGCGCGTCAGCTTGAACACCAAGGTGTACCGCCTGTTCGTGCTGCAGACGCGGCTGCCCGCTGGCTCGTTCAGCACCCTGGCCGACGACCTGCAGAACCCGTATCTGCAGATCAAGCAGGCGTGGAGTGACCGCGCGGCGGGCTTTCCGGTCGACTTTGCCGACCCGTGGAACGACGACTACCAGGTCAGGATCATCAAGCTGCAGGTCCAGCAGGCGCTGCGCGAGCCCGACAAGACGCCCGAGTGGGTCATAGACTGGACGCTGCTGGAGTTCCTTCCGGGTACCACGTCGCTGGTGCCCACCACGACGTTCGTGTACGACATGGACTGGACCACGGATATCCCCGACAACGCTGAACTGCAGGCGCTGTACGGCTACGACATGCCGCTGGCCATCTACGATGCCAACGAGGTGCCCACCTGATGCCGCTGACCGCCGTCAACTTCGTGACCAAAGGCCCCGTACTGCACAACGACCTGCTGCAGTTCTTCAACCTGTTCACCGGAGTGATGGTCGACCAGCCGGTGACGTTCAAGAACATCCTGACGCTGGGCGGCAACCAGGGCACGACCACCGTGCCGCTCAAGCTGTACGGCGCGGTGGGCCAGACCAGCCACCTGCTCGACCTGTACACCGACAACACCAACGCCAACCCGGGGTGGGGCATCGCCGCCTCGGGACTGATGGCGTGGGGGCCTGGCGGCGCGGCGCCGACCGACACCACGCTCAGCCGCGTGGCGGTCCAGAACGGGCATAGCACCGACACGGCGGGCCTGCTGATCACCCCCTACCTGGACGTGGCGGGCTCGATGCAGGTCAACGGCGCGCTGACGTTCAAGACCAGCGGCGCGGTCATCAACCAGGGCAGCGCGGGCTCGCTGCTGGCGACGATCAACCAGGACCTGCAGGTCAACCGGATGCTCGTGACGGGCACGCCGGGTACGTACCCTGGCTACAACCAGGGCATCGCCGTCCAGAACAACGGCGTGGGCTATGGGATCGTCGTCCAGCCCAACATCAACGCCTCATCGGGACAGCCTGCTGGGGTGTACTCCAACCCCATCCAGACGGTCTCCAACCCGAACAACATCGAGGGCTACATCGCCGCGCCGCAGACAGCGGCGGCGGCGATCACCGTCGGCGCGGCAATCGGGTTCCATGCCTACGGCGTGACCAAAGGCTCCGGCTCTACGCTCAATTACTCCTACGGCATGTACATCGAGGCACAGAACCAGGGCTCCACGCAGAACATCGGCATCAACATCGTGGCGCCCACGGGCGGGTCCGGCCAGGCCATCGGCATCCAGAACTACGGCTTCCTGGCGCAGAACAATGGAATGCGGGTGTCCGGGGTACAGTTTGCCCCTGCGGGCGTGGGCATCGAGATCAACCACGACGGCACGGTCAACGGCGGCGGACTGCAGTCGTACAACCGCAGCACGAGCAGTTGGACCGATCTGGTCCTGGCAGGCAGGAACGTCAACCTCAGCCCGCAGGGCGGCAGCCTCATCATCCCGAACGGGTCGATCACCACCGCGTACCTGGCAGGCAACGCGGCCACCCAGCCGTACGGCAACCAGGGTTTCGGCGCCTTCGGTGGCGTGGCCTTCTCGACCTCGTCCACCAGCCCGGTGCCCGTGGGCATCGCGGTATCGCTGACGACCACTGGCCAACCGGTACTGCTCATACTGAGCTTCGCTGGCGGCAACAACACTGTCAACGCGATCATCAACCTGTACATCTACCAGGACGGCGTGGCTGGGCCGATCAAACGCTACACCCAGTATGTCGCCAACACCAACATCGGCATGGACCTGGTGGCCATGTTCCAGCCAGCAGCGGGGGCGCACACCTGGGCGGCGTACCTTGCGGTCAACACGGGCACTTTTTCAGCGGACTCGGGTACCAGCGCCCTGATCTACGCCATTGAGTTCAAACGCTAAAGGAGACTCCTTATGCCAGTCGGTCTGAGCCCGCAGAATGCGGATCAAATCAACAACAACGTGGGCATTCTGATGCGCAACTTCACCGACGTGCGCGCCAAGGTCCATGCCCAGCAGGGCTGGCTGGCGGCGGAAGACCTGAAGGTCGAGCCGTACAACATGAGCGCCGAAGACGAGACGCTGATCAAGAGCGCCCTGTCTGACCTGGACACGGCGTTGCAGGCGGTAAACATGACCTTCATCAACCAACTCATCGGGCTGCCGTTCTGATGAAGCGCATCGCCCTGTTGTCCGTCCCCCACCCGAAGTTCCTCAGCCCCAGCGACCCCGGCTACGAGATGAACCGACTGGACTATCGGGACACCATCGAGAACGCGGTACGTGCGCCGCTCGACCGCCAGACGGGGGCGACCATCGACGAGATGCGCAAGGGCATCCGGATCCTGGACGCGCTGGACGCCTCGAAGAACGACGTGCTGGAGCTAGAGGACGCCGACTGGGACTTCCTGCGGGCCAAGGTAGAGCGGCTGCCCTGGGCCTTCACCGACCGCCGCTTCATCCAGTTCTACGACGACATCATGCAGGCGACGGAGGCCCCGCGTGACCCGACCAGGGCAGACGGGGTCGCCTCTACCTAAGCGCCCTCCGCCGCGCCTGGTGGCAGTGTTGTTCCTGTCACTGCAGGCGCAGGCGTTCTGGTTTACCGTCAGCGGTGGGGTCTCGGGCGCCTGGGCGGGCGTGCAGCTTGGCCAACTGGTCCAGAGAGCCGACGCCTACACCGCGCAGCAGGAACAGGCTGTAGCGCAGGGTATTCCAACCTACGCGCTGCCGACGCCGCCCGCCGTGGCGCTGCCCATCGCCGTGGCGCAGGCCTCTGACCTGTACACCCCGACCCCCAGGCCCACCCCAACTGTGCGCCCGACGCAGACGCCGCGTCCCATCCCGCCAGGTCCTCAGCCAGATCGACTCCCGGCGGTATCGCCGTTCGTGTTTGCCAGGCGCTGATGGACTTCACCTACGCGGTCATCGGCGGCATCATCGGCGGCATGGGCGGTCTGATCTCGTTTCTGATCAAGACGCTGATCGGCACCAAGGACGAGCGCATCAAGGACCTGATCGACGAGCGCGATTACTACCGGGACGCGGCTATCGACGGTGGATCCAATCTGCCAAACTTCGAGGAGTGGTTCATGCGCCGCCACCCGCCCCAGCACCAGTGAGCCAGGAGACGATCAGGACCGTCGCCACGGTGGTCATCGCCGTGGTGCTGATCATCGCCATGACCTGGATCGTGATCAGCCCGGTGACCACCGACGAGACCGCCAAGGCGGCGCTCGTGGTGGTCTCGGGTGGGCTGGGATTCGTGTTCGGACGTGAGACGCGGGTCTAGTCGAATGCGTCCGCGTTGTCGATGTCGGCTCGCGCCTCGCCCGAGAGCACAGTGGGGGTGGCTTCGGCCTTCTTGCGGCGCGTGCGCTTGGCTGGAGTGGGCGCCACGGGCTGCTGCTCCAGAACCTGCTCGGTGATCTCGACGCCGACGACCTCGCCGTTTGTGGGGTCGTCGTCCACCATCTGCAGCAGGCGGTTCAGCTTCTGGTCAACGGCCACTAGCACGGCCAGGAAGTGGTCGACGCGCTCGTAGACGAGCGTGACCCTGTCTCCCACTGTGCGCAGGTCAGCGATGTGGTTCTCCATCATCGTCACCAGGCCTTCGAGCATGGCTAGCTCCATACCAGGGGCGGGGTCCCCCGAGTGGGCCAGGGCGGGCTCGCGGGGCGCCTCGACCTGGTAGAGGCCCTCGGGCACGCGGGGCCGGTCGACCTCGGCGCGCTGAGCGGCGCTCTCGAAGCCCAGGACGTGCGCGGCGGCTTCGGCGTGCTCCTCGGTGTACGGACTGGTGAGCGGGCCGAAGTTGAAGTCTCCCTCGGCGCGCTCGTGCTCGGGGCTGGGCGGAGAGCCCAGCGCAGGGGGCTCCACGGCGGCGGGCTCGAAGGGCGGGGCCTCCTCTTTGGGGGGGCTGCCCATCAGCCAGGCATTCAGATCGAGAGGTTCGTTAGACAAGGGTCGGGTCCATCCTTTCGCAACCCAGTACACGGCGTCACAGGCCTCTGCGGGAGACCTGACTATCCAGGCGTAGCAGCCCGCGTCGCGCAGGTCCTTCAGGCGAAGGATCTGCAGCGGCGTGGGCTTGCCCCTGGCCTTCTTGATCTCAAGCGCTATCGGGCGCGACCGAACCACCCCGTCAATGTCGGGATGGCCCGGCCCCGTCGCCGCCGAGGCGGGGTTGCCACGCAGGAGCACACCCGTGTGGCGGGGCCACTGGCGGCGAACCGCCGCCAGGACACGAGCCCGTAGCCCAGCCTCGGCAGTCACCTAGATGTCGTCGAACAGGCTGCCGCCCTGCTGGGCAGGCGCAGACTGCTGACCGCCAGCCACGTTGGCCGTGGGCTGGTTGGGCGAGTAGGCCACGGGGCCGTTGCCCGTGGGGTAGACGCCCGACTTCTTGAGTTCGACCCAGCGCTCCTCGGGGAAGGTGTTCTCGATGACCGAGACGGGGTTGGCGGCGCCGCGCAGATCAGCCACCTGTGCCACGCAGCGACGGCCCTTGACCTGTGCCGAGACGTTGGCCAGCACGTTGTTGGTGCCCGCCTCGGTGTTCATCATCTGCTGGGCCTCGCTGGCGTTCTCGAACATGGTCACGATGTCGGCGCGGCCCAGGTTGGTCAGCGCCAGGGTGAACGGCCAGTGGCTGCGGTCGCGGCCAGGGACGTACAGGTTGGTGCTCTTGCGGAGTCGACCGCCCAGCCCGGCGTTGGGGTAGGCGTCGGGACCCTGCACGATGCGGTAGTTGAAGCGTGTAGCGACGGTGCCCGTGTCCTTGTTGCGGGTGGCGTTGTCGCAGCCCTGGCACTCGACCAGGTAGAAGCCTTCGGGAACACGGGGTGCGGCCTCGCGGGCGTCGGAGACGGCGAGGTCGAGACGAAACGGGGTCCACTCAGTGGACATTTACTGGCCCTCCTCAAGGGGGTTGTTGAAGATTGGCGCCGCGTCGGTGGCGCGTTTGATGAGCCGCAGAGCCTCGTCCAGGTTGCGGGCGTAGAACATCACCACGGTGTCCATCTCGGAGCTACCGCTGGACCAGTGGGCTCGCAGGCTCACCTGTACCAGGTCGGACGAGTCCGTCGGGTGCATGGGTACCTCCGAATAGCGGCGGGACGATCTTGTCCCAGGTCGGATTGTCGATGACCCGGCCCAGCTTGGCCGTGGGGCCTTTGGCGATGTAGCGGTCTTGCTGACCGATGAACAGGCGCCTGACTTCCTGGACATTGGGGTCGATGCGGTCGGTCTGGGGTCCAGCCAGAACAGAGGGGATGGGGACGACGGAGGCCTCCTGTGTGGATTGGTCGGGAGCTACCAGGTCGACGTACAGCCGCCCCAGGATCTCCAGCGAGTCGCGGATGCCCAGCAGCGCCGACGGCGTCAGGCGTGGACCTGTCTTGACATCGCCCGTGGGCTCGCCCGCCACCTCGGCGCGGCGGTCCTGCTCCTGCAGCAGGTAGACGATGTGGATGGGCAGCAGGTTGAAATTGCGCTGCCACTCGGAGCACAGCGCGCCGATCTGGCCCCACTGCGGCCAGCCGCCTGGCGTCCTGGGGATGCGGTCGATGTACTGGCTCAGCTTGGCGGGGTCGGCGGGCTCGTAGTTACAGATCTTGCCCAGCGCCAGATCCTGAACCCGCGACCAGGTGTCCCACACCAGCGTGGTGACCTGGTTCTTGGGGTCGCTCAGCGCCTGGTAGATGACCAGGATGTCGTTCCAGCGTCGCAGCTTGACGACCCGGAAGTGCTTGAGGCGCGAGATGGGGCGAATGTTCTCGTCGTCAACGCTGACGAACAGCACCCGCTCGCTCTCGGGGATGGTGCTGGCGAAGGTGGTCTTGCCCGACCCGTTCGGGCCGTAGATGCCCATCCTGACGTGGGTCAGCGCCTGGATCTGGTCCGACGGGATGTACAGGTCCCTGAGACTCATTACCCTGTGCGCCCCATCTGCCAGTTGTCGTCGGTCGACAGGGTCAGGTACTCCTCGCGGCGTGCCACCGACGGGTGGCCCAACTGATACTCGGCCATGCACAGCTTGCCGTAGGGGCAGAACAGCCTGCAGTCCAGCAGGTTGATGGCCCTGGGGTAGTAGTTCCGCTCGGCGGCGGCGTTGATGTGGCGGATGGTGACGGCTACGTCCTTGAGCGTCAGCATCCCGTTTTCGTCGGGGCGCATGGTTACAAAGCGCTGGAACCATTGCCCGTCGGCCACCACCCTGGAGCGCATCTCGTTGATGTACTGCTCGGGCTGGCGGTTCTTGCGCATCTGCGCCTCGGCTTTGGCGAAGTACCTGCCCCGCGTGGCCATGTTCTCGTCCGACTGGTAGAAGCGGCCCTGGTTGGTGATCCTCGGCACACGGCCAGGGCGAGTGCAGATGTAGTCGAACACGATGCCCCGGATGGGCAGTTCCATGGCTCGCGCGATCATGAACTGCAGCATGGTCTGCGGATCGACCGTGCGCCAGTCCGAGTCAGGGATGTCCTGGGTGCTCTTGCGCTCCCAGATCCACAGGTTGCCCTCCCGATCTCGGGCGAGCCTGTCGATGGTCGCGGTCAGCAGGATGCCAGGGCGAACTTCCCACTCGACGGGGACCTCGGTGTTCTCCGTGGTCCACGGCCCAGGACTCTCCTCGTGCCCCTGCCAGTACGCCAGGTAGTCCTCGACGAGTTCGATGACCTCGCGCATCATCTCGAACACATCGTCCTGAGAGATGCCCTGGTCGATGGCCCAGGCTGCCATAGACTGCAGTTCGGTCTGCCAGTCCAATCCCTCGTCGTGTAGCTGCAGGCAACGATGGATCCACACGCCCCTCCGCAGCACGGGGCGCACGTCTCTGGGCTTGGGCACCAGCCTTTCTACCCAGCGATACTCGTAGCGCTTCAAACAACGCGCAGCGTCGTTGAAGGCACTGGTACTGAGTGCAATCTCCACTCGTATTCCTTTCCGCTCGTAGCTGTTCAGGCAACACCGCAATCAGCGGCAACGAGCAACGACAATCTTACGGTGGTGTTTTTTCGTTTGTCAAGCGGCGCCGTCTGGCACCTCTCTGCCCAGACCCCAGGGGCCTGCCTTGATCTCAACCTCAATCAAACCCTGGGGCAGGTGCAAACCCATTGCTTTTAGCTCTACCGGAGCCTGTAGCATGGTCTTGCGGATCTGGTCACAGGCCGCTCGGGCGCGGTCCTTCCGCACCTCGACCAGCAGGGCATCGTGGATATCTCCCACGACTCGGGCGCCCATGCGGTCGAGCAGAATCAGCGCCGTCTGCGTGATGTCGGAGGCCAATGATTGCGGCTCGGCGTTGATCCCTGACCGGATCGCGTCCTTCTGACCGTAGCGTGCATCAGGCAGGCGTCTGATTCTGCCGATATCCGTCTGCGTGTATCCCATCCGGACTAAACGCTCGGTACAGTAGGTGTGCCAGGCGGGGAACTCGGGGTAGCGCTGGCGGAACAGGCTCCAGAGTTGCTGGGCCTGCGCGTCGGACCACAGGATCTCGAACGACTTCCAGGCGTACTCCTTCAGCCCCAGCCAGCCCATGCCGTACAACTGTGCCAGCACGGGCACCTTGCCCAGGTCCTGGCGCTCCAGCTTGGTCACCGCTTCGATGGGCTTTTTGAGGTAGCGGCCCGCGAAGTCGCTGTACACGTCCAGCCCGACGTGGAAGGCCCACAGCATGCTGTGCGGGTTGACGTAGCTCCAGTCGTCGGGGCGCCCGCTGGCCATCCAGGCGCACAGGCGGGCTTCGATCTGGCGGTAGTCGGCCTCGATCAGCAGCATGCCCTCGGGGGCGTCGAAGATGGGGCGTACGCTGGTATCCCGTGGAGTGGTATGGAAGAAGCTAGCCAGCCGACCGGTCTCGACGGATGTCGTCCGCATCTCGGGATGGAACCTGCCGTCGAAGCTATCGCGAGTAGCCCTGTTGATTGGACGGAAGTA